CCCAGGCACACGATGTCGCGGATCGCGGGGATCAGCTTGGCGGTCACGCACTGGCCTGCCCTTCCGGTACTACAGTCTGGTAACCCCGTAGCACCGGGGATCAGTCCTGCGGGCCGCGGACCTTCACCGCGCCGCCCTCGCCGAGGTCGGCGACGGCATCGCGGATGATCGGCTCCAGGGCGGCGACGACCGCGGCCACGTCCACGTTCCCACCGGCGGTGGCGAGCAACTGGTCGACCTGCTCGCGCAGCTCGGCGAGCTGCGTCGACAGCGCCGTTACCGTGTTGTACAGGTAGTTGAGCACACCCAACGTGCTCATGCCGGCCGGGATCCCACCGCCGACGTACTGCCAGGGGAAGGCCTTCATCTGGGCCTCGGTGTAGTCCGCCATGTCCCCCTCCTCGGCCGCCAGCCACTGCTGTGCGGTCTCGCCCTTGACCACGGACAGGATTGCCCTGGCCGCCTTCCAGCTCTGCTCATCGGTGCCGACGTACAGGTAGAACGACTCCACATGCTCGTGCCACTTGTGGCTGTCGTCGGTGGTGGAGATCGTGCCGGCCGGAAGGTCATACCTCCCGGGCGAACCGTTGCCGTCCCACCCGTTGAAGCAGTCCACGTACCCGGCCCGCGGGTCGCTCGCGCGCGCGTTGTACAGCGACCTGAACCGGCCGTGGACCAACTTCATGTCCGCTTCATTCATGGACATGTCGATCGCGCAGGACATGTTGGACGGACCCTGTTTGTCCTTGGAATGCGTCACCGCCCAGGACCCGGACGGGTTGTCCTGCCGCGACCAGTGCTTGCTGGTCTTGCCTCGGTCACCAGAGTCGTTGACGATCCCCGAGCATTCCGCGGACGGGATCGCCTTCTCCCACTCGTCAGCCAACCACTCCAGGACCTGCGGCGCGTAGGTCGCCATCAGCCCTCCCTTACCGTCGACGGCGACCGAGCTTCTTCTTGCCGGTCGCCAGAGCCCGCGACGTGGCGCGGCTGTACTCGTCGAGTTCGAGCAGCGCCTGTGCGGTGTCGGCGTCGTACTCGACCGAGATGATGCGGAACACGCTGCGCCCGTCCCGGCCGGTGGCGGAGATGGCGGACGGGTCCGCGGACAGTGGGCGGACACGGATCAGCTCACCGGCCTGGATCTCCCACGGCTGGGCCATCTTGCCCATGGTCAGGTCGTGGATCGGCTTGGCGATCGTCAACCGGCCCTGCGCCGGCGGCTTGGCGTGCTCTTCGAGGAACGACTGCCCGGCCTCAGCCGCGTCGGTGGCGTTCGCCGAGTTGTCCAGGTCCAACCGCGCCTCGCGGGTCAGCCCGGCATCGTCGAGATCCGGGACCGTGGACGTCGACCTGACGCTGACCTTCTGCCCGAGCCCGTCGGTGTAGAACACGCTGACCGCGTTGAACACCTGATTAGCCGAGGCGGGCATGGTGATCCCGGCCTCCAGGTCGGCCTCGTACCGCACAGAGGTTGGGCGTTGCACCCAGCGGAACCGGTACTTGCCGGCCGAGTTGGATTCGAGAACCTCCCACCGGTAGCCCGGTTCCAACTCGACGAGGTAGTCCAGGACCTCGCGTGCGGTCACACCATCAGGCCAGGCGAGGTGGTTGATCTGGTAGGAGGTGGTGGCGATTTCCGCGGTGTCGCCGTCGTACTGGTCCAGCAACCTGCCGAGCAAGTCAGCCACGACGGTGGAGGCGAGGATCTGCTTGTCCGCCGAGGAGTAGCCGCTGCTCTGCTCGGTGCCGGACTTGGTGTATGTGGTGGTGGCCATCACGATGTCCTTGAAGCTGGCCCACACGATGTCCGAGGTGCCCGTGCCACTCGCCGCGCCCGTCCACCGGAACTGCAAGATGGGCCGTGAGTCACCGAACGCGAACGCTCCCGTTCCGACCAGGGCCGTCGAGTTCCCGGCGCCGGCGGTGGACGCGGACTGGGTGCGGACGACGTTGGACCCTGAGGAGAAGCCGCGCAGCTCCCAACTGGCGCTCGTCAGGCCGGCGTCCCAGGAGTAGTCAAAGACGGCGAGGTTCTGGCCGGCGTTCTCGATGCCCAAGAAGTAAGCCGTACATGCGCCATTTGTCGGCACCGTCATGCCGGTTGGGAACGACAAGACCAGCGACTGCTCGCCCGACCCGCCTGGGTCGTCACCTGCGGAGACCTGGGTGTTCTGCTGCTCGCCGGACGCCGAGCGGGCTTTGATGAAGCCCTCCGGGCCGCGCCACACGTAGTACAGCGGCACCGACCTGTCGGAAGCGTGGGCCATGCCGCCGACCGCGGCGATGCGCCACACCTCACCCTCAGCCGAGCTCTCCGTCCCAAGGTCCTCGACCCTGCCCTCCCACTCGGGCAGGTGGCTCAGGCCGTAGATGTAGACCTTGGAGAAGTAGTCGACCTCGGTGGGCAGCAACCCGATCGGCCGCGAGATCACCAGCTCGGCGGAGGCGTACCCGCCCATGTCGACCCGCTTGAACTTCAGATGGCGCAGTTCGTTGGTGACGTGCAGGTCGACTTGGCCGGTCTCCAGCCGCACCGACAGCGGCACGGGGATCATGTGTCGGCCCGCCACACATGCCGGTAGCGCGGGTAGTACTCGACCGTCACGTCGACCGTGTCGGTCTTCGTGTCCGACACCAGCCCGCCGCCGTTGAGCAGCACATACACCCGGTTGTCCACGCCTGGGGACAGGTATGGGAACTGCCCCGTCACCTTGATTGGCTCGCGCGGGTAGATCTCGCCACTGGCGCCAAGGTTGTAGGCCTGCATCCGCACCCCGTCGACCACCGCGTACGTAGGGCCCGACGAGGTAGGCCAGTAGGCGACGCAAGGTTTGTCCTCGTACGGGATGAACAGCAGCACGTCGAAGTCGAGGTTCCCCGAACCGGAGGTCCGCTGGGCGGAGATGGTGAACACGTTGCCGCGGGCCGCCAACTCTGTCCCGGAGCCGTCGTACACGGGGTCGGCGCCGAGCGGGATCTGCGCGACGCCGAGGAACTTCCAGCGCCGGTCAGTGGTGGTCGGCAGCGCCACCTCGTCATGGTCAACGCTGGTGGAGCCGGTGGACTGACCCAACTGCACGTTGATGTCGGCGCCGGACGACGACTTGCGGCACCGCAGGTACACCGCGTACCGGCCGCGGGCGTCCACACTCGCCGACGACGGGAACGTCGAGCTGGTCAGCCGCGTCGTCATGGTGGCGGCCACGGTGGAGAACGTGCAGCGCATGTAGTTCTGCCCAGACCCACTCATGACCGCGTCGTTGGCCTGGATTGTGGTGTCGGTGCCGCCGGTCATCAACTCGGCTTGCAGCACGAACGGCGCTGAGGATGGCGTTCCCCGCCGCCGTACGGCGATGACGGTCGGGCCCTTGTCCTCGACGTTGGCGAACGCGAACTTGAAGATCGCCGGGGTTTCCGTGTCGCCGAGCAGGTCCGTCGAGTCGATGTCGAAGAAGCATCCGTTGGACACCGCGGCCGGGTCGTTGTTGACCGTGGCGGTGGCGATGGTCTCCTTCAGCCCGTACGCGAAAGGCTCGGCGATCAGGTCCACTGTGATGTGGGTGAGGTCCTGCAACGGCAGCACGTCCTCGATGGCTTCCGGCCCGCACCGCTTGGTGCGGAAGAACACCGGGTGCGTGGCGCCGGTGGGCTGCCACTTGAGGATGTTGCCCGGCCGATCCAGCTCGCGCATCAGGTTCTGCACGTCGCTGGTGGAGCCGTTCACCAACTCCAACGCCAGCGAGATGACCCGGTCTTCGTATGCGCCGGCGGTGGTGACCGAGCCGTCCGTGAGCAGCGTCTGCGACGTCGCGTACCGAAGCTCCGGTTGGGCCACCTGGGTCTGCTTGCCGAGCACCTTCCACGGCCGCGCGTTCAGGTTCAGCCGAACCGTCGGCGAGGAGGAGATGGCGTCGACGAACTGGACGATCGTCATCCTGTCCGGTCCTCCATGTCGGCGACCCGGCCGATCTCCAGGTTGATCGCGCGGGCGATCTTGCGGGCCAACTGGTTCGGGTTCTCGCGCCCGCTGGTGTTGGCCTGAACGGTGATCCCGCCGTTGACGTTGACCATCCGCGTGGTGGTGGAACGGTTGACCATCTGCTGCGGCACGATCCTGTGCCCGTACCAGCCCGCGCCCTGGTCCAGCAGCGACAGGGAGCGCTTGGGGTTGCCGCGCTTGGGCACGAACAGCTCCCCGCCGGTGGCCGGCTCGGCGAACGCGTACCGGGCCGGGCTGCGGGTGGAGTGGATGCCGGCCTCGCGCAGCCGCATCACGCCGTTGCGGGCCGGCTCGTAGATGCCGCCCCACCGGTTGTTGCGGCCCTTGTCCCATTGGTTGGCGGTGACCTGCGCGTCCACCGTCGCCCCGCGCAGGCTACGCAGGGCCGCACGCAGGGCCGCGATGCGGCCGAAGGCGTTGCCGGTGGTGACCGTGATGGCGGCGTTGTACTGGCCGTCGACTTCGAGCAGCTTCCGGCGCAACGCCTCCGCGCGGGCCTTGGCGGCCGGCGAGTTGTCCTTGACCTTCGTGTCGACGACGGGCGGAATCAGGCCGAGCTGAACGGCCAGGTCGTGGGCTTCCTTCTTGTCGACGCCCATCGCGTCGGCCAGCCTCATGAACTTCTTCCAGCCGTCGTCAGCCATCTCGGCGGCCTTACCCTGCGAGCCGGTCAGCGCCGTCTGCTCCGCCACCGTCTCAGCGGTGATGTTGGCCAGTTCTTCGAGAACGTCCCGGTTACGCCGACCTGCCGCCGAGTGTTCGTCGATGCCCTTGCCGGCATCCCGGGCGGCTACCTTCGCTTCGGAAAGCGCCTGGTAGAAGTCGGTCGTCGCGCCGAACGCCGACCGATTCGCCGCACCGGCCTCCTCGACCTGCTGACGGTAGCTCGACACACTCGGCGCTGCGGCGGAGGCTTCGCCGCCGACCAGGCCGAACGCCTCGGCAAGGTTGAAGCTCGACCCGGCCGCCCCGTCGGATGACTGCTTGCTGGCGTCTACCGCGCCGCGTAGCCGCTCGACATCAGCCAACGCCTGGTTGCTCATCTTCCCGATGGGCGTCCAGTCCGGCATGAAGGCGGTGGCCTTGCCGACTACCTCGACGATGTCCAGCACGACACTGAACGCGGCGGTAAGCCCGCTCAGGAACTTGCCGGTGGCCCCGATCGCCCGCTCGATGAACATGACGACGAACTCCATCGCCATCGCCAGGTCGTCGCCGTTCTTGGAGATGTCGTCGAACATCTTCCCCAGTGCGGTGCCGATCTTCGGCAGCCCTTGGGACAGGATGTTGATCAGTGGTTGGGCGCGTTGGATGGCCTTGACGATGCCCGGCAGGGCGTTGCGGATCAGCCCGGCGAAGCCCCGGGCGAGGGGCTCCACATACTTGGACGCGGCGAAGAAGATGGCGCGGATGTCGGCGCCGGCGGCGTCGAACTCGGCGCGCATGATGCCGATCGCCCGCAGCACCGGGTTGATGAACGGCTGGGCGGCGAACGTCAGCGACGACAGCATGTGCTCGCCGAGGCTCTTGCCGGCCGCCTTGATCCGCTCATCCCTGGCCGCAAGCGCGATACCGGCCGCCATCGCCCCACCGCCGATGCCGGCGGTGATTCCCGCGGACAGGGTCGCTCCGATGACCGGAGCCGCAGCGGCGGCAGCCGCGATCAGCCCAGCCTTCACCTGTGGCGGCACCTGCTGCCACAGGTCGCCGAAGCGGCCGAACGCGGCCTTGGCGAACGCGCCCCCGGCCTCGCTGCCGGCCTTGGCGAACCGACCCTTGCTGTCGTGTAGGCGGCCGTTGGCGTCGCGGGAGAACTTGGTGACTTCCTTGGCCGACTCGGCGAACGCCTTCTTGGTGTTGCCCGCTTCGGCGTTGAGGTCCCTGACGTCGCGGGTCAGTTGCTTGGTTTCCTGCGACGCCTCGACGCGTCCGCGCTTGAACTGGGTGACTTCGAGGGCGAGACCGACCTTCACCGTCCGGTTAGCCATCGGCCCTCCGTTTCACCTGATAGAGCACGGCTTCCGGCTGCGCGGTGTTCTTGCGCTGCTCCTGCGCCATCGCCACGGCGGTGGTCTTGTGGCAGCGCACCGGCAGGGCCTCGTACGCCTCGTACGCGTCGCGGTCCTGACATTCAGCGGCGGGCCCGCCACACAGCGGGCACTGCTCGGCTTCGAGTTTGGTCAGCGCGAGCATCTCGGCGCGGGACTGCTCATCCCAGCCGGACTCCACCCACTGCACCGACCTGCCGGTGACCCGGCCGTCGGAGTCGTAGTGCACGGTTTCGGACCGCGGCACCCAGCCGCGGAACACCCGCAGAGGCACGCCAAGCCGCCTCGCTGTCTCCACCTCAAGCTTCAGCTCAGGTGAGGCGGCGAGGCGGCGACTCAGTTTGGGATGTCTACCTTGCGGACGTTCAGGTCGTTGACGACGGAGACGAGGTCGTTGTACTGCGCTTCCGTCAGGGATTCGGACAGCTTCGCCCACTGCGCCGGCGTCAGCTTCGGCTCGACGATCGACTCAGGGATGGCCGCGTTGAAAAACGCGTCCGGGTCGTAGCCGATCGCCTGGTCAAGTTCGTTGTCCTCGCGCGGCTTGTGCGCGTTGATCAGTTCGTCCCAGCGGCGCTTGGGCATGGCCCGCATCCGCACGACGACCGTCGCCGTCTTCATCTCCTCGCGCAGCCGATCGAGTTGCTCTTCGATCTCGGCGGACTCGCCGGCCAGCGAATCGGTCTTGGCCACTTCGGCCTTGCGCCGTTTGAGGTTCTCGTAGTCGGCGACCAGATCGCCACGCAGGCACAACGGGTGGGTCTTCTCCGGCAGCCTGGCCGAGTTGAGCCAGGCGTCGACGTCGAAGGTGTTCGGATCCATGGGAGCCCTTACGGAGCCCTGGATGTGGCAGGCCGGGTTCCGGGCTCCGTGGAACCCGGCCTGGTCTGCGGCGTTATGCGGCGACGACCGCGTCCAGGTTCGGATCGTCCGTGATCTTGATCGGGATCTCGTAGCGGGACAGCGTGTTCAGCTCCGGGTCCATGTACATGCGGTAGCCGCACTGCGCCGGGAACACCTCGGCGTTCTGCGATGCGGCCCACGCCGTGCCCTGCGCCACGTTGCGGCGGATCACCACATACCCCTCCGTCTGGTAGGTGAGCGTGGTGTAGGTGGTGTCGCCGGAGGACTGCTTCTTCAGCCGCAGCCGCACGTCGCCGAACTGGGCGGTGCCGGCCCGCTTGGCTTCGAAGGTCGCGTCCAGTCCGGTGGAGTCGACGTCGGCGGTGTCCGGCCCGAACCCGATCAGCCCGTCTCGCGTGCAGATCGAGGTGATGTTGATGCCGGCGTTCAGCTCGGCGACGGTCGGGGCGGCGATGTTGGAGATGGTGGTGACCCAGTAGACCCGGGTCTTGCCGTCAACGACGATGTCAGCCATTCGTCTTCTCCTGGGTCTTCGGGGTCTGCTTCCCCTTGGGCGGCTCGGGCTTGGGTCGGTGCGCGGTGGTCGGGTCGATCTCCTCCGGCGGGTCGCACTCGACCCAGCCGCGCGGCTGCCAGCCGGCCAACGCAGCTCGGGGGATCCTGCCGACGCCTTCGACATCCGGATGCTTGATGCAGACGAAGTCGGTCATGGTCACACCCGCTGCGCGGCGACGGTCACGCCCGAATCCGCCGAGTAGGTGACGGAGATCAGACCCGTCGAGGGGTCGATCATGTCCTTGGTGACCTTGACCTTCTCGTTGCCGGTGGTCGCGCCGATCGTGAACGCCAGGTCCGGGATCGCCGTGCCGTGCACCGTGCCCGGGATGGCGATGGTGATGGTGCGGGTAGAGCCGTTGGTGTTCTTGAACTCAAGAAACCCGCGGTCATCGAAGGGGACCGTGTCGCCACCGGCCGCGACGGCCGCGAACGTGATGTCGTTGGCGTCACCGATGGTCTGGTAGGACAGCAGCGCCATCCCGGCGCTCCTTTCGTGAAGGGCTTACGCCGGAACCGTTTCCAGCCGGTAGGTCTCGGTCAGGTCCACCACGCGCCGGCCGGTCGACTCGTCATCGCGCGCCGGCACGGAGCCCTCGTGGCGGATCGGGAAGCACTCCCGGTCGGGGATGGATGGGGTGACGTCCAGCAGCGCGCCCGCGACGAGCGTGGACACCGCCTGCGCCGCCATCTGGGTTTCGCCGACGCAGTGACAGATCGGCCGCAGAACAATCCGCGTGGTGGCGCCGGTGGCGTCCTCGGCTTCGCCGTACTCGCGGTGAAAGTGCACCGCGACGTACGGCGGCTCGGTGCCGTCGGGAACGAGCTTGCCGTCACCCGTCCCGTTCTCTTCGGGAAAGACCACCAGATCGGGGACCTGGCGCAGCAGCGACAGGACCGCCTCGGCGTGGTCGATCACAGCACCGTCGCCTCGCCCATCGCCGCAACGGCAGCGAGGAACCGCGGCGTCTCTTCGTCCAGCTCCGGGCTCAGGTGCGGGATCGGCGCGTTGTTGACCGAACCGTTCTCGATGATCGTGCCCAGCGGTCCCTGACGCTGGTCCTTGTCCGGGCCGACCTCCGAGGAGACGAGGTTGCCGCCGCGGAAGATGTCGTACCCGATGCTGTTGGGGTAGTGCGGCAGGTACGCGTAGCCGGACACCCGGCGGCGGGCGCCGCGCTTGATGTTCAGCGAGCCCTTCGAGACGACGTTCGCGGCTTCGTCCATCACGTCGTTGTCGGCGGCCAGGTCGCGGGCGAGGGCGTCGAGTTCGGCCGTGTCGGCGTGGATCACGTCTCCTCCTCGATGCCCACCCGGCGTGCGGTCTTGTGTGTGCCGTGCGCCAAGTCCCGGACCTTGAAGACCCGCCCGGCCAGATCCGGGTCGTGGGCGGACGCTGTGATCGTGACGGTGTCGGCCTCGTTCAGCCCGGTCGCCGACATCGGCAGTTGCAGTTCGAAACGCGCCATGCGCGTGTACTGCTCGCCGGTGTGCTCCTCGCTGGCCGTGGTGGTGCGCTGCTGGATGCGGCAGGAGCCTGAGTACACCGTGGTCGTGGTCTTGATGACCTGCCCGGTGTTCGGGTTCGTCGTCACAGTGGTCGGTCGGGTGATGGTGCAGGTATCGGCCATCAACGACTCGGCCAGCGCCCGGCCCCGGGCCATGGCGGAGGCTGCGGACATGTCGCCTCCTACGGCCGCTCGATGATCCCGGTGAACGGTCGGGTGACGGTTCCCGACGAAGGTCTGCCGACGGTTCCGGTGTCCGGCCGCTCGATGATCGCGTCCGGCACCTGCCCGGTAGCCGCGCCGACGAGCGCGAGCGAACCAGTGGCGGAGCCGAATGTGGTGCGTGTTCCAGACGCGGCCCCCGACAGGCCGAGCGATCCCGCGGCAGTGCCGAGGACACTGCGCAGCCCGGTCGCGGCGCCGGCCAGCGACAGGCTCCCGGCCGCCGCGCCGAGAACTGTCCGCAGCCCCGTCGCGGCACCCGACACGGCTAGCGAGCCGGCCGCGGTGCCGAGGACTGTCCTGGTTCCGACCGCCGTCCCCGACAAGCCGAGCGATCCAGCCGCAGAGCCGAGGACGGTCCGGACACCCGTCGCGGTACCGGAGATGGACAGCGACCCGGCGGCCGAGCCGGTGACCGTCGACCCGGCGGGGGAGACGTTGACGTCGTCGTACTCGGCGAAGTTGTCGGTGCCCGAACTGCGGTGCGATTCGAGGACGAGCGCCAGGTCGAGGTCGTCCACCCACGACGGGGAGGTTTCCGACCGCAGCTCCGTCCACGTAGACGCGTCCGGCGACGACTCCCAGAAGATGGTCCCGGCGTCTTCCCGAAGCCTCAGGTACGCGTGGTCGGTGGCGCTGTAGGTGGGGAACAGCGCGCCCGCGTCGGAGAAGCCGACGCGGTTGTACACGCCGAGCACACCGGCGCCGGCGTCGACCAGGAAGCCTGCGTCCGTGCCGGCCGTGGACGAGGTGACGATCAGCGAGGAGTACGCGCCGTCACCCGCTCCGCCCGAGGGTGGGTAGAGCCGCGCGGACACCGCCGAGCCGGTGAGGAAGTACCGTGAGCCGGACTTGTACGCGCTCCACTGGCTGACGTCGCAGTCGACCCGGGCCCGACCGCCGGTCTCGGCCACCGAGCCGTAGTTGGCTTCCCAGATCGACGTGTCGATGCTGTTGTCGTCGAAGTTGTCGGTCAGCGTTCCGATCGCCGACGACCTGACGCCCGCAGCGGCGCCGGACAGCGCCAGCGAACCCGCGGCCGTACCGAATGTCGAGCGGGTCCCATTCGCGGCCCCGGTAATACCGAGCGACCCGGCCGCGGACCCCAACACTGTGCGCAGGCCCGTCGCGGCGCCGGTGATGCTCAGGGAGCCCGCGGCGGCGCCGGTTACGGCCGGGACATAGTCGATCGTCGCCCAGACCGTAGAGACCTGGATCCGGTTGACGTTAGCCGTGGTGATCTTCGGCCCGGCCTGCATCGTGTCGAGCGTCGACGGGGTCCACGCCGACCCGTCGGGATCCTGGTAGCCGGTGTAGTTCGGGACGACCACCGTGGAGGCGGCGTTGCCTCCGGTGCGCCACGTGGTCGTGTTGGGCGACACCGCGACGCCGGATGCCTGCGTGCCGCCTGAAGTCTTGACCACGATCGGGGTGACCGCGGTGGTGGCGTCGGCGGTGTTGTTCCGGCGTCTCAGGTGCACGTGGACGACCGAGACGGTGGCCGCGGTCAGGCCGGTGGCCTCGAAGTTGTACAGGTCGAGGTTGTTCAACGTGCCGCTTTGGACCATGTCGGTCGCGTCGTTCGGGGACGTCTCATCCACCAACTGGTAGTTGTTCGACGAGCCCGCGCCGTTGGCGGTGTTGTTGAACTGGTTCGAATCGCCAGCGGCGTTGGGCCGGATGACGATCACATTCCCCGGGCCCGGCAGACCGGTCTGGAAACTGCCGGACGAGTCGTTCACGGCGACGTCATCGAAGCGCCACACACCCGTGGTCTGCGCTTCGACGTTGAGGTTGCCGCCGAGCGCCAGGCCATTGATGGTGCCGCCGACGTCGGAGGAGGCGGTGGTGCCGGCGAACTGTGTGCCGTCGATGTACGCGCGGATGATTTTCGAGCCGGCGGACGGGGAGTTGTCGACCTCAAGCTCGATGCGGTACCAGGTGCCCGTCGACAGAGCCGACGAGGTGGAACCGACTTGGGAGTTGTTGGCGAACAGCTTCAACGCGCCGGCCGACGTCAGCCGGATCTGGGCGTCGTTCGTCGACGTGGCGGTCGGGTTGGCGCCGGCGATGAACGCCGCGATGGTGTTATCCGCCGATGGGGCGGTGGTCAGGTAGAAGTAGGTCCGCAGGTAGAACGGCCCGTTTTGCAGGCTGTCGACGAACTGGACGCCCCAGCCGGACTCGGTGCCGGAGGTCAGGCCGTTGATCAGGCCCGATCCGGTGCCGGTGCGGACGGTGCCGGTATCGCGGGCGGCTAGGTCGACGACGTTGGTCCAGGAGTGGCCGTTGGTGTTGGACGCGATCTCGAAGCCGTCGGTGAACAGGCGGGCCACGGCTCACCTGCCTGGAATCAACTGGCGATGGAGATCGTGAGGTCGAGTTCGCCGATCGGGATCTCGAACGTGTCCGCTGCGACAACCGCGTTGGCGGTCATCGTGCCGGACATGATGAAGTTGCCCGCGGCGGCGGCGTCCCATGCCGACCAGTGGGTGTAGTCCTCCGACCCGGCGACGTTCGTCCACGTCACCGCCACCGTGTTGGCGATCGCCCCGCCGGAGGCCACGGACCCGAACGTCACCTGCTTGCGTGTCGTCTCCGTCGCCGCGTTCGACGTACCGGCCGAGCCGGGGTCGCCGGTGTGCAGCTTCAGGTAGAACGCGGCCGGCTCGGTCCATGTCGTCGAGCGGGCGATGCCGTCGAGGACCGCGTTAGCGATCGCGGCGGACGGTCCAACAGCCACGTCAACCTCCGTACTGGATGAGGAGTTGGCGGAACGTGGTCTGCTCCGGCTCGACTCCGATGATCTTCGAGCTTGGTGGGGTGTCGCCGAAGTTCCACCACGCCATCCCCAAACAGTCGCCCTGCGCGTGACACCACTCGACGTCGGCGCGCATAGCGGCGCAGCGGCCCTGCCCAGTGGTGTCGGAGGCGATGCGTTTCTTGCCCCACTCCCGCACACCCCACGGCACACCCTTGGAGCGGGCGAAGTCGCGGACCTTCGTGAACTGCTCGGCCGGCGACAAGTACCGGGTCATGTTCGTGAGGGTGTCGTTGTAGGCGTCCTCGAAGTACGCGGTCATGCCGTCCACCCACCAGTCGGCCGGGTTGCCGCCCTTGTCGATCAGCCAGTAGCGGGTGACCGCGGGCCCGAAGCCGAGCACCAAATCCCGCCGCGGGTGATCGGCGAGAATGTCGAGCACCTTCGACGCGCCGGCGCGGTAGTCGGCCGGGCTGATGTCGCCGTGCGGCTCGTGCCACCACGTCAGGTAGAACGGCGCGGTGTTCGCCGGCGCGGCGGACAGCCACGGCCCGATCTGCGCCGGGTCGTCCTTCCAGGAGATGTGCGCCGTCGCGCCGCGCAGGTTGGTGAACTTGCCGGCGGACAGGTTCGGCAGCTCCGGCAACGAGTCCGAGTCGCTGCCGTCCTTGCCGAAGTCGGCCGTGTACGCGATGTCGGGGAACGCGGCCATCATCTCGTTGTGCGGCGTGCCCGGACCGGAGGTCATGCCGAGCAGGAACCTCAGCTTGGCCGGAGCTTCACCGGAGTAGTCGATGGGGGTTCCGTCCGCCAGCCGAATCTGGCCGGCGAACGTGGTCATGCCGGCCGCGCGATGTATCTGGCGGTGCCGGACACGTGGTCCTCGGACACCAGCTCCGTCACCCAACCCTCAGCCTCGGGTGCGCCGAAGTCACCGCGCAGCTCCATGGAGGTGCCGGCGTAGGCGAACGTGCGCCCGTCGGCGAACTTCCCCGCCCCGGTGAACGAGGCGCCTGAGATGAGCATCGGCCCGTCGTCGACGGCGAGGGTCATGCCGATGGAGCCGTCTTCGCCGTACTCGGGATCGAACGTGAGTGTTGCCATGGGAGCCCCTTCAGGAAATCTTCACCAGCCCGGCGCCGCGGCCGTACTGCCGCCGCAGGGCGGCTTTCAAACTGGGCGACGCCTCCAGACATGCCGAGATCGCCTCGTACACGACGGCGTAGTCGTCGACCTTCTCGCTCTTGACGCCGGCGACGTTCGCGTACGCCTGCTTGGCCAGCCCCAGCACCGCCGAGCGCGCCAACTCCAGGCCTTGGTGACCGGCGGCGTAGCCGTGGGTGTTGACGACCACGACCGTCGACGGGGTGTAGGCGCATTCGGCCCAGCCGACGTCACGCCACAGCTTCGACCCGAAGCGCCGATAGGTGCCGGTCTCGGTGCCCTCGGATATCTCCGAGCCGTCGAGGTGCACGGATATGACCGCGGTGACGGGTCGCTGCGGCAGGTACAGCCACGAGTCCGTCGTGCCGATCAGGGTGACCTCGTCGTCCTCGACTTCGAGGATGCGCTGCGGCGGAGTCCCGGCGGCTTCCTGCACCACCGCGGTTCCCGCATTGACCCACAGGTTGGCGGTCGCCGCGTCGAGGTCCTGTTGCAGGGCTGAGGCGAGTTGTTCCGGTGTGCAGAGCTGGTCAGCCATCGGACCTCCCGGTCTCACTCGACGGGGATGCCCCGACCTGCCAGCTCTTCGATGACCTTGTCGCGGGTCCATTCGGCGGGCACCGCGACACCCCACGCGTGCGCGTACGCGGTCCACGCGCCGAGCCCTGACCCTCTGCCGCGCTGCGGTGGCGGCTCCGTCGGGTCGGCGGCGGGGTCCGGCGGCTCGGGCTGCTCCTCGACGCGTCCCAGCCGAAGCTCGGTCTCGACCTGCTCGGCGGGCACGTCGTCGGGAAGGTGTCGGCCGCGGGGGATGTCGACGTTCGCCCGCCCGCCGGGCACGGCCGTTTCCACGGTCACGTACCCGGCGACGACGACGTAGCTCATCAGTACGGCAGGCCTTCGAGCTTGCCGTGCGCCTTCTCCGACCCGTACTCCAGACCGACCTCGCCGTAGAGCTGGGTGCGGTCGGTGGCGCCGGTCTTGGCCAGTGGCTCGGCGAAGAAGTGGCCCTTGCCGGGCACCTCCAGGTACACCGGCCGGCACTGCTCCAGCGACGTGACGACCAGGGTGCCCTGCGGCGCCATCCGGTCGAGCATCACATTGAGGGTGCCGAAGTCGGTGACCAGCGTGGTCAGGTTGACGCCGCCGACGTTGCGCGAGGTCTCGGTGAACTTGCCGTACGCGTTGGCGTACAGCCCCGACAACTCCACCTTCAGCCCGGAGTTGACCAGGATGGTGGCGGTCTCCTGCTCCGTCAGCCCGCCGCCGTCGAAGATGGCCTGGAGCAGGGTGTTGAACTTGTCGATCGTCAGCGCGGTGCACTTGTAGACGTCCACCTGGCCGTCGGCGGAGATCGCCGTGGTCGTGCCGCCCTTGGTGGCCGACACGGTGAACGTCGAGGACGAGGGGACCGTCTTGACCCAGTAGTAGCCGGCGGACGCGCCGGTGGCTCCGGAGTCGATGGCGATGCGGACGCGGTCGCCGACGGCGAGGCCGTGCGACGCCTCGGTGATGACCTCGTCATCGGCCTCCCACAGCGAGTTGCCGTCGCCGACGAGGGTCTCGTCGGCGATCTGCGCGTTGGTGGAGATCGCGGCGAGCAGGCCGCGGGTCTTGCGGCCGGTGAGGTTGTCCGACGGCTTCTGGTAGGTGCCGTTGATGAAGCTGTAGTTGATGTCCCGGACCATCGCCTTCAGCTCCTGCTCGACCTGCCAGTCGAGCTCGGAGCGGATCGGGTTCATGGCCTCGTTGTTCGTGCCGGACTTCAGCCCGACCGCGGCGGCCTTGGAGTAGGCGACACCGACCGCGGAGTGGTGGATCTGCGCCACGTTGGTGACGTTCGCCCGCACCCGCCCGGTCAGCGTCGGCGCGTCGGCGCCTTCCAGCGCGGCCGGCTGTGAGGCGTCCCGCAGGTCGTACGTCTGCCACTCGAACTCCGTCGACGTGGTCTGCGCCCCGCCGGTGAGCCCGCCGATGGCGGAGAAGAACGGCACATCCGCCGGCGTCAGCGCGTGCAGGATGCCCGTGTAGTTGGGCAGGTTGTAGTTGGTGCCGAGCGCGGAGATACCAGCCACCGCTGGCTCCTTTCACGTTCCGGGCTCGGCCGCGCCGGCCCTGCGATCACTTGGTCTTGGCGAGCTTTTCGTTCTGCAAGCTGATGACGGTCCGCCAGTCGCCCTTGGCCTGCGCCTCTCTGATCAGCGCGTCCAGGTCGGTCGGCTGACCGCCGCGCGGGCCCTGCGACGGGTCCGGCTCAGGCGACTTCTTCGGCTTGGTGACGGGGAACGCGGCGAGGATCTCGTCGGCGTCGGCCTCCAGCTCCTCGCGCGTCGCGCCGACGAGCCGCTTGGCCTGGGCCGGGTTGAGGCCCTTTTCGGCGGCGACCTCCAGGCGCAGCGCGCGCAGCTCGGCTGCCTCGGCGCGAGCCTCGGCGGCCGCACGCCTTTCGGCCTCCGTCTTGTCAGCGTCGGCCTTGTCCTGCTCGGCCTTCTTGTACTTGGCCAGTTCCTTCTCGGCCGCCCGGCGGGCCTCGCGCTCCGCCTTCAGTGCCTTCTCGCCGGAGCCGCCCAGCGGCTTGTCGTCCTCGGGCCCGCGTGCCGGCGGGTCGCCCGCCGGCGGATCGGCTGGAGGATTGTCGGCGGGCGGGTCGTCGGTGCCGTCGCCGCCGAGCTGCGGCCACACGAGGCGGCCAGACTTCGTCCGGTAGATCGCCCGCAGCGGCTCGCCCGTGCGCGGGTGGATCAGGTACGGGTGGTTGGGCAGGTTGGTCATCGCGACCTTCCGGGTTGCGGCCGGGCATCGCACCCGGTCAGCGGATGTATCCGAACCGCCTGAGCAGGCGGATGGCTTCGTCGCGGTCGTCGCCCGCGATCTCGTAGATGGACTCCGGCATCAGCCGCGGCGCCCGAGCGGACCGGTAACGCTGGCCGGCGCGCCGACGTCCGGTCTCCCGCGCGCCGAGCCGCACGCCAGCGGCACCGCGTACGGTCACGCCGTCGCTGGTGACGAACAGTTGCCGGCCGAAGACGTCCGTTCGCTCGAGGTGGCCGCGGCGGCGACCGCCGCGCAGCAGCTGCGCCTCCTCGGCGGTGATCCGCGCGCCGGCCGGGGTGAGGCCGTGGGCGCCGCGGCGGGCGTTGACGACCTGGCCGATGTCCGCACCGTCCCGGATGGCCTGGGCGCCGGCCTTCGTGAACACCTTGTCCTGCTCGGCCTCCGACAGGCTGTCGAAGTAGGCGCGCGGATCGGTGGTCAGATCGGCGCCGGCGTCCTCCGGCACCGGGATGTGCCGGCAGTCGCACCGGGGGTGGCGCTCGAAGCCGGCGTTCCATTTGTAGATGCGGCCGGCGAGGATGACGCAGCGGGAGCACGACGGCGGCACGAGCATCCGGCCGTAGCCGCCGAACTCGCGGTGTGACGTCAGGGCGACGCCGTCCGCGGTACGGCCGGCGTCAGCCACCTGCGTGCGCACGATCATGTCGAGTTCGGCGGCGCCGGTGGTCAGCGCTCGGTCGGTGGTCGCGCCGGCTTGGATGGTGGACAGGGCCCGGATGGCCGGCTGGTAGAGCAGCGAGTCCAGCGGACGACCGTCGGACGCACCGGCGAACGCGGTCGGGTTGACCTTCCCTGCGGGTCGTGGGCGGAGCCCGAAGGCTTCGGCCAAGTCCAGCAGGTATGCGCCCGCTCCGCCGGCGGCGACGACCTGCGCGGCCGAGACCACCGACAGTAGGGTCGGCAGCAACGCCGCCCACGACTCGGCGATAGCGGCGGGAACGACCCGGGACCACAACGTCTGTGCTGCCGCCGCGGCCTGCTCCTCGACGGCTACCTGCTCGGTGTAGTGCGCCTGCGCGACGTCGGCAGGCACGGCCTACTCCACGGGTTCTAGTCGTTGGCCAAGGTTGCGGGTGGCCACCGCCAGCGGGTTGCGTTCGGCGCGCTGTTCGTCCTCGGCCTCCATGCGCCGGATCTGGCCGGGCGTGTAGCCCATGTCCTCGCGGGCCTGACGTACGGAGATGATCGGCTCCGGGGTCGACAGCAGCTTCGTCGCCGCGTCCGCCGCCTGCGCCCGCGTCGGCGTGGCCGCGTCGCGCCAAATCGTCTCCAGACGCCTGGCGTTCGGATCCCAGTCGCCTTCCTGGATCCGCCGCACTAGGCGCATGGCCTGCTCCCACGCCCCACCGAACGCGCGCTGCTTGCGCTCCGCCCGCTTGATCAGCCGCGCCTCGCGGGCCTTCAGCGCCTCAGCGGAGGCGGGGTTGTCGGTGGTGTACCCGAACATGTGCGGGTCGAGCCCCAGCAGGCCGGCGGTGTGGCGGGCGAGCTGGTTGAGCGTCTCGTGGAAGTTCGTCAGCGACGACGCGTTGAACTCGTGCGGCTTGACCGCGTTGCCGTCCTCGGCCGGGATCGTCAGGACCCGGCCCATGATGACCTGCAACGCAGACATCCGGTCGCCGTTCTCGTCGACGAGGTCCTCCGGGCCGATGCCGAGGAACGCCCGCAGTGGGATGGCGTGGAACTCCGCGGCCACCATCATGTCTGTAGCGATCTTGTTGGCGGCGTGCGACAGCGCCAGCAGCGGCGGCGTCAACTCCGAGCGTCCGTACCGGTTCGCCAGCCGGGACCGGTTCGTCAGCGGGACGAGCGGGACCTCGCCCATCCGGTGCTCGTCGCGGCCGATCTCCCGCCATCCGGCCGGGCCGCGGTCGTACCACACCGTCACATCCGGCAGGTACAGGGTCGCGTACTGCTCCTGTGTCCTGACCAGCGGGTCGAGGTACTCCGACCACCGGCGAAGAGCCGCCCGTGTCTTGCGGGTCCGCGGGTCGATCTCGGCGAACACCTCAAGCGGCGACTCGACCGTAACCAGCGGCGTGTCGTCGTCCGACTCGTTCTTGCCGACCGCGATGTACGCGCGCCGCATCGCCAGCGCGTCGACGTGCCCGAGTTGGGATTCTTCGTCGAGGTCGTTGTCCTGCCACACCCGTTGCAGGTTCTGGTCGCCGGCGAAGTTCTCGTCGTCGTCCGGGTACCGGAAACCGAGAACGTCGAGCCGCTCCTCCAGCGGGTCGACGGCCAGCATCGGCCAGCCGAGCGCGACGGTCTGGATGCGGTCCTCGACTTCGCGCAGGATCTCCGGGTGCAGGTAGCACAGCGGCGCCGTGCCTTCGTACAGGTCGTTGTACTCGCGCAGGTTCGGCAGGTCGGCGTCATGGATCCGGGCCAGGTAGTTGACCCATTCCAGTTCGGTGTCGGGGAGGGCCACTAGGTCTCCCCTCACCTCAGCACGACGAGCTTGCGTTGAACCTTCGGCCACAGTTTCGCCGCGGTGACATCGCCGGCGGCCTCGTGGCAGACGATGGACGTGACAGCGGCGTCGATCTTCCGGCCGTCTTCCGGCTTGGTGAGGACGTACCGGTTGTTCGGGCGGGGAGCCTTGTGGGTGGCCTCGATGTGCGCCTCGGTGATCTCGCAGCCGTCGTGGGAGAACACGCTCTCAGCCTTGGTCACGTCGGTGTGCAGCCGCTCCGCCGCAGCCTGCATCTGCAACGGGCGGCCGGTCGACCAGCGGATCACCTTCTTGGCGCCGTACTTAGCCGCCCAGTCGTCCGCCTCGGTCGTCCAGTACGGCGGGTCGATGTAGAACCGCACCACCCGGAAGTACGTCATCAGCTCTTCGACGGCGGCAGCGACCTCAAGCCGCGGCACCTGGCCGTCCCAGTCGGCCGGATTCCAGATCGTCGGCAGGCGCAGGCCCGCGGGACCGTACCGCGGTGTGAACTGGTAGCCATCTTCAGTCTCGGCCCGGATGGCTGTCCAGTCGTCCACGTCGGAGCCGTCCATGCCGAGCACGACGGCGGCGCCCTTCGGCACTTCCCGGGGTTGGGCACGGGCCTTCCACGCCTCGACATCCAGCCACACGCCTGCGCCGGCGCGCATCCGATTGCCGAAGAACCGTTCAGCCTGCGCAAGCTCGCCCTTCTCGATCAGTTCGGCGGCGTCGCCTTCGATCGAGTCGAGGTTGATGTGGTGTGAGCCCGCGTACACGGCGGCGTGGATCTTTCGCCGTTCCGCCTTGTTCGCGTACGACAGATGCTTCGGCGGTGGGCGGTGGAACTTGAAGACGTCCGGCAGCTTCGACTGGTAGGTGGCCTGCGCGACCGACTTCTGCGTCGGGTCGAACGCGTTGGTGGTCTCCTGCGCCCGCCCCTGCATACCTGCCAGGCCGCGCCGCTGGGTGTCGGCGACATGGGTCATCTTGTTTTCCTTGACCCAGATCCCGGTCTCGTCCTGCGGCGCGTAGGTGATGGGGTTGCCCAGTCGGGACTGGGCCGAAGACGTGACGACGTCGACCCGGCCCTCATCCCCGATCCGGATGAACTGCTCGCCGACCCGCATCAGGTCTGCCAGGGGACCGAGTCGGATCATCTGTTGCAGTGGGCGGTAGATGTTGTCCGTCTGGTCCTCAGACGTGGCCGTGATCTGGATCAGCGGTGTCGGCCACCGCATCGCCATCGGCTCGCCCGGCGCGTATGGGTACTCCCAGCCACACCCGCAGCCCCAGTCGGAGCACGCCCAGCCGTCGTCCTTTCCCGCCCAGCCGGCGAACAGCGCGGGCCCGACTCCCTCGATCGCCACACCGGTCGCCGACCACGGGCCCTTGCCCGTCTTCTGCGGCGCGATGACCAGCGACCTGCGGTAGAAGAACGCCGTCGACCGCAGCGGGTTCTCCGGGATCCACTCCGCGTCGGGACGGACCCGGTAGTGGTTGAGGGTGCACCACTCCTGCCACGGGTACATCTCGAACTGCTCGCCACGGCGGAAGCCGTCGGGCACCACGCAATGGGCGGCAACCCAGTCGATCGTGATGTAGAGGGTGGAAAAGTCGACGACAAACTCAGGCGTCTCCACCAACGACCTTGAGGCGGTCGCGCGCCAGCGGTCGGCGTGGTGGCGCCTTCTTCTCTTCGCGCCTGGCGGCCACCTCGTCGGCGGCGACCTTCCAGCCGTTCTCCTTCAGCCCGGCCGGCGTCAGCCCGATCTGGTCCGCGAACCGGTGCAGGGAGTTCTTGTCCGCCGCGGTCGCCTCGGAGGCTTCACACAGCGCGAACGTGCGCACCCACATGGCCACCGTCTGCCATCGCCACGGCTGCGACGACCAGGCGCACGCCTGTGGAGTGCGCCACGCCCACTCCCACAGCTCCTGCTCGCGTTCCCGGCGCAGGTCCGTCGCCGCGTCGTCCAGCTCCCGGACCCGACGCTTGTCCTCGTAGTAGACGTCCCACACATGCGCCGGTGGGAGCGGGAACTTCGGCACCTCACCGCGGTACCCCTCCGCAGGCAGCGCCGTCAGGGTGTATCCGATCCGGGCGGACTTGAGCGACTTCTCGTCAGGCTGCGGACCTGACCGGTTCCGGGCGCCGCCACTGGGCATTTCGATCACCTCCTCCGCCGCATCGCGCGGCATCGGGCCGCCGTCACATCGCGTGACGGACCAAGGTCTTTCTGGACGCTTGAACCCTGTGGACCAGGCAGAGCCC